CACGGATGCAATGAATAATACTGGTTTATTACCAGATACATCAATAGAAACACTACCAACTGCAGTGCTTGCACTTATTGTCTGTAAAGGAGTACCACTACCAAAATCTTCTTGCTGTGCTGAAACTAAAGATGATGAGTAAGATAAACCAGAAAAAGGTATCTGACTAGTTGTACCTGTTTGAACCACACATACTAAGTCGTCAGCATTTAAAGGTAAAACCGCAACCGGTAGTTCTGATATTTTTAAGTTTGCCATTTTATATTTTATTTAATTTTATTGTTCTAATAAGATATTACCACTGTCTTCTTGTAATAGTTCACCTCCATCTTCTTGTAATAAGAAGTTAGCAGAAACTACTGCACTTGCTGAAGGAGTAGGTGTTGAAGTCAATGTAGGAGTTAACGTTGGGGTGCTAGTAGGGGTAGAAGTTGTTGTTCTCGTAGGCGTAGGGGTTGGAGTTCTTGTTGGGAAAATACAATCAATGAGTTGACCTTCACTATTAATAATAGCAATTCTACCAACTCCATAACCGTCGTATGATGTGAATGTACCTGTTAATAAAATTCTGTTATTAGGCAACAAATCTATTTGGTCTACTGATGTTGCACCAGCAGCTGATAAGAATGTGTTATCTAGTGTACCATCAGTGTTCAACCTTATTAATCTCCTTACTGAAGTACCATTGTATATTTGGAACGAACCACCTACCAATATTTTATTGTCAGGTTGTATTGTTATTGAATTTACTGATGAAACAGCACTCATAGCAGTACCATAAACAAATGAACTATCTACTGTACCATCAGAATTTAACCTTATTATTCTATTTGCAGATATACCAGAGAATGTTGTGAATGAACCACCAACTAATACTTTTCCATCATTCTGTGTTACAATAACATTGACACTGTTATTGAAACCAGTTCCGATGTTGAAAGTGTTATCAATAGAACCGTCATCATTGAGTTTAATCATTCTATTTGCACTTGCCCCTGAATAAGTTGTAAATGCACCACCGACGAATAATTTATTATCTGATTGTCTCACAATTGTATTAACAGCAGCACCAAAACCAGTTCCTATTTGGAAAGTGTTATCCAAAGTATAATCAGAGTTAATCCTAACTATCCTATTTCTTGATAAACCAGAGAAGTTGAGGAACGCCCCACCTAAGTATATTTTACCGTCGTTTGTTAATTCTATTGTATTAATTTGGTCGTCAACACCTGTTGATAAACTAGTACCATTAATATAAGTTCCGTTATTATCTATTTTGAAGAAACAATAAGAATTTGCTAATCCTTGATATGCAGTGAAACCACCAGCTACTAAAACAGAATTAGCATCATAACGCTTAATGGCAAAAATACTAGAATCAGTACCAGTACCTGCACTAAATTGTGTATTGATAGAACCATCCAAGTTTAGACCAAATATTCTTGGTGCTGATACTCCACTGAAGGCGGTGAATGTACCACCTAATATCATAGAATTGCTGTCTACTAATGTAGTATTAACATTATTGCTGAAACCAGTACCAAACTCAACGCAAGGTACAGTTGCTGTAGGGGTAGGTGTTAAAGTTGGAGTAGAACTTGGCGTTACGTCAGGTACAATACCAGAAGTAACAGGTATTACACCACCTTGTTGCGAATTTTCTGAAACTGCCTTTGGATACAGGTCAATACGTCTATATCTAGATTTTTTGTAGTCCCAAGCATTTAATGGGTTTGCATTCAAAGGCACCTTCGGCTTATTTTGCATTTGTTCGCCAGGTGATAAATAAGTTTGTCTTTTTCCGGGAATCCCCCAAGTTTTTGCCATAATATTTTTCGAATTAAAATAAAGGGGGCTATTAAACCCCCTTCATTCATATTTTTATCTTAGCAAGATGTGCAAGACTGAAGTGTCAAGTTGACAAATGTTTGGTCTAGTGGGTTAGCTAGTTCTCTAGCTGGTTCTGCTTCAAGACCAGTCAAGGTTACTGAATAACCATTTCTGTCTCCATAAGCAGTTCCTGACTCACCACTACCAGCACTTAGGGTCATACCAAAGGTTTCACCTAAATACCAATAAGAACCGTTATTTGTTTCAACTATCACCTTCAAGTTAGTGTTCTGAGCAAGTAATCTTAACTGGTTCCTAATAGCTTGTTGAAGCTTGAAGAAAACCATAGTCAAATCTTGTTGATAGAATACAGTACCGTTCTCGATAGAAGCGTTGATAGCTTCAACGTATGTACTTGTATTTTTCTCGAACACATAACTATACACTGTTCCACCTGTAGCACCGATAGTAAGTATCTTACCATCAGCATCTACTGTTGTACCAGTTACACAACCAGCTATTACATATGCGGCTTGTATACCACCGACATTGTCTCTACATCCCTTACAGATGTTTGAAGTTACATAACATGCTGATAAACTCATAGTGTTTTAATTTTTAGTTTGTGTTTATTAAGAAAGACCGTTTGTGATTACGAACTGAGGCCATGCAATCTGAACACCGATTTTGAAGTTACTTCTCAACCTAACTTCATCGAAGTCAACAGAGTAGAACATCTTAAGTGTTTCAGAATCAGACATCAAGTCCACACCCATTACCATATAACCTGCTGGAGCTAATACTACAAGGTTAGAACCATTCAAACCACCAACTGGATGAACAAGGATGTTCGTTGCTGGATGGAAGGTTTTAAAGTCTTGGTATGAGTTCTCAGGGTTGAAGTGGTAGTAGTTAGCAGTTCTGTAGTTGATTAAGTACTTTCTGTAGTTTGCATGAGACATGAAAACAACCCAGTCAGTTCTATCAACAACGTCGTCAGGGATTTGCTCAACAAGTGCATCTACCTGAGTCAAAGCTGAAACAGAAGAGATTGCTGACTGACCTGTTACAACGATACCACCAGTTACAGTAGTTGAACCTGAACCATCTTGTGCGAAAAGTTCTTTGAAACCAGAGAAACAAGTAGTCGCAGATGAAGCTTGCCACATCAAGTTCTCAATGTATTGAGATATCTGTGCTGTCTTAAGTTCAGCGATTTGTTGTTCGAAAGGTACTGTTTCATTGTATGAACCAGGAGTTAATAGTTGACCCAACCAGTAATCGTTAAGGTCTGCAGGACACAAAGCTTCATTCACTTTGTAGTTACACACAGCAATGTCTCTCTGTGTATAAGTTGTTGAACCACTTGAGTTCCAACCGCAAGTACCGTCTTGTACTACCAATGTAGAGTCAAGCAAGTTGATTGCTTGTGAACCCTTGATACCTGGTTGTACTTTGATGATTTTTGCAGTCTCACCTTCAAGTATAGCTCTTCTAATCAACTCTCCACCAACCTCGTCTGTATAAGACTGAAGTGAAGAAAGATTAAAACCGAAATCATATTTCTTATTTGCCATAGTTTTTTGGTTTTGTTTTATTTTATTTTTTATTCATCGCGTTAGCTCTGATGTTTATTAATTGCTGAATGTGGTTGTTTTTAACAGTTTCATATTCAGAAATTACGTTCTTTGATTGTCTAACCGGCTCACCTGCTGGTTCTTTAGAGAACTTAGATACTTTTTTCTTCATATCTTCATAATCTGCAGCAATAGAATCGATTTTGGAGACTAGACTATCTATCTTCTCCATCATAATTTTTTTGAACTCGCTATCAATGATATCGTTTCCTTCAGAAAGTTCTGGAACCATGCCCATTTCTTCTTCTTTAGGAAGTTCTACATTCTCACGTTCAACGATTTTTCCGTCTTTAGTGATAATCTTGATAAGTACTTCTTTTCCTTCACTATCTTTGAGGGACAACTCATGTTCCCCATCAGGTGCTGGACTTTCTTTACCATCTGGACTTACAACTTTGACTTCTTCGCCTACATCGAATGTATTAGACTTAACGATTGTACCATCTTTCAAAGCGGCTTCAACGAAGCTTTCTTTCTTTTCCATATCGTATTTTATTTCTTGGACTTTACCGTCCTGAATTTTTATTTTGGTTGTGTCTTCAAGTAAATACTCACCATCTTTTGCAGGTAACTGTCCGTTATTTGTTATGATATAGACAGGTTCATCGACAGCCAAGTCATTTTGTAATACTAGTTCTTGGTCTGAGTCCTTTAATTTGTATGAGTTAAACTTTTGGAAACCAAATAGTTTATTTATTTTTCTTATAGCATCTCGGTAGTTCATCATATAACTTGTTTGAGAATGTTTTTTATTTCTTCTAATAATAGTTCGTTCTGTGAGGTGAACTTTGCTTTTTCTAAAAAGTAACCTTGAACTGAAAAACCCTTAAGTTGTCCGTCCTTAACCTTACTCCAAGTTTCATCATCGTTAACCTTCATTGATATCATCCAAGTACCTTTTGGATAACTCATCCCGAATACTTGTTGTTTATCTTTTTCAACGTCTTCAACAATCCAACTCTCAACAACGTCAACATTCTTTAAGAACTTTCTTTGGTGTTCGATGTTTGTTTTATCAAGCAACTTTTCCATCATGAACTTCTGTTGTAGTTTTTTGATGGTCTCAGCTGTAAAGTAGACATAATAAATATTTCCTGTTATTTCATTTCTCCTAATAATCATCTTATCAGGTATCATCGCAGGACCTACCACAAGCCTTTGTTCATTATTAAATACTGAAAAAACCATTTCTGTGTCAGCATTCATTTCTTCGTACTGACTTATTGTCCTTTCAACCCAAGGCAAAGCTTCAACTCCACCCCAAGCATCCATAGCTAATAACCCACAACCATCATCATACGACTTACTTGCTTGTAGGTCTTTTTGATGTCTTGTAATATAAGCTTTCATGCGTTTCACAGTTTCTATTGAAATGGGTTTACCCTGAGCTAACTGCTGTGCTCTGACTTTACCAACCTGAGTCATACAGTTATTCGGGTTACCAGTTCTTTCAATATAATCTAACGCCTTTTGTGCATTTTTACGTATAAGTTCAGGGTAATCATCATAGCTAGCAAACTCACCAATAAAATAAGACCCATCATCTGACATTTCATCTTTTATAGGTACACAATTCGGAACTTCTTTACCATCGAGTTCTTTAGTCCCTATTGCTTCATAACCAGGCCAACATGCGTCTTCCAAACCAGCCATTTCTTGTTGGACTAGTTCTCCTATCTTCATAATATGACCATCCATAAACGTTGTACTATGAACCATACCAACTTCTTCATCGACTTCATGTATAATATCTTTAAAATCATCAACTAATATCTGTGCTTGTATTAGCTCGTCTAATGTGGCAGAACCTCTGTTGATAACCTCGTCTTCGATTCTGAATACGTTATCAGCAACCTGTGCTGCACTTCTAACCATACCTTGTGTTTCTTCATCTAATGGCATTGACATCAAGTGTTGGAACAATTCTAATGCTCCAGGACATAAATGGAAAAAACGAGTAAGATAACCTAATACGTTGATGTTACCTTCCTGAGCTGCCAATACCGGTTCTTTTTCGACTTCTTTTGTAACTTGGTCGACATAAGGTTGCAATGCACTAACATCAGGATTAGATGCCGCAAATCCCGTTCTTGGAGGTGTATTAC